TTGAAACTGTTTTTGTTTTGTGTTGAGGATTTCAGTAGCGACTGATATGTGTACTTTGATAAGTTTAAATAGAACTCTGGTTTGCCAACAGCAAGCATACCATGATCCATAACGTCAATAGCGACAGGATTGAGAAAGTCATACATCCAAGGAACTTCTCTTTTCTTGACCTTTTTTGTTTCTATGACAATATCAGCAGCGGCGGCACGCTTTAGGTGTGCCTCTTTTTTCTTGTCTAGCTTTGCGGTTCTTCTTTTTACTACAACATTTCCGGTTCTATAAAGATAGTTCAAAAATCTTTCAGATCTGTCCGTGCCATTAACCTGATTAAACCACTTTCTATAAAACTTCTCTATGCTTTTATTTGGATGTACAAGCACAAGCCCTTGACTAGCAAAGTCACTCATGAGGTCAATAACATTTCTTATAATTCCAACTCTGTCATAAGCGTTCATGCACATAGCCATTATACGCTTTTGTTTGCTTGGAATCGCTTCACCGGGTCTAAACGCATCATAATCAGATCGTCTAAAGCTAGGACGCACAGAGCGATTTGTTTCAACGTCTATATAGGTCTGCCTATTTCCGTTGTAGCCATAATGAGCCTGAGAACGATAAACGGCACCGTCATATCCCTCTAAAGCATTGTCATCATATACTTTTCCCTTTTCAGCGTCACTGGCCCATGTTTGGAATAGAGGTTCGGACATTTATATTGTTCTCCGGCGATAGTATTGTCAATTATATTGCTGATTGTATTGATATACACAATCTAATATAGATTCTGCGTTTTTTCGGTAAACCAAGCTGGTCCACTAAAAAGCCTTTCATCAGAAGGGCCTGAAGTATTATGGCCAGCAAATCCTCCAAAAGCACCATACTCAATAATTTGTTTCTCTACGGTTATATATCTGGCCGACATATTTGCCATTATTAATGAAGAATACCTGTCCTTTCTGAGTCTACTCTTTCTTCCCGCTCCGGTTTTCACCTCTGGAGTATCCCATCGTTCTCTTCCGGTCGATGTCTGGGTCATTACGATCATAGATAGTTCGTCCTTTAGCTCCTCTATCTCCATAACACAGTCTTCAAGAGTGTCATATTTTCTTCCTGACGCCTTGTCTACTTCTAGAGCTATTCCTAAACTGGCAGAATCAAAATACGGAAATAAAACTATTTTATCTTCTAGGTCTTTTCTAAGCCCGTGATTCGCCTCAGCTAACCAAGTGGCCTTAGCAAATTGACAGAGCCTCAGTATATGTAAGCCAGCATGGTCATCGGTGTCTTTGGGTTTCTCCTCTATAACTGGCCATATGGCAACCTCTCCTTCTGGTATCTTGTCTCTATCGTGCAACGCCTCCATGACGGCTATACCGCCTCCCTGTGCGTCCAAGGCTATCTCTGCACATGGGAACACTCTCATAAGCTGACGTATCTTCTTCGCACAATACGAATAGAAATCGTCTTCATCCACGATCTTTGACTTTAACTTGTCTTTATGCTGCTGTCTAGTTGTTGTCCAACAGTGAACAACCCTTCTGTGGTCGGAATTCACCTCCATAACAACAATGCTAAAGTTATCAACTTCTGAGGCGGGGTCAACGCCAAATACATACTTTTTACCCGGTTCTCCTTTGAGACCCGCTTCAAACCAAACTTCTCCAGAAGGCAAAACGGCAGGAGTCGTGGGTGATGTAGTACATGACTCTAATAGACTACGCTTAAAAAATCCCTGACTGTCTGTAGTGAATATTGCACCATATTCCATATTATATATCCCGTTATGAACCGTAGCTTTGGCTCTTGCTATTTGTCCTCCATCCATGAATCCGTCAGGAAGTTTGTCTACTGGCATCCTAATAACAGAATACTCTCTCCAGTCAAAGTCGTCTGGAACAGTTCCCCCAAAGACCTCAGAGAGTTTGGAAATGTTTCCTCCGCTAGAAACTATAGAGTGATACCTCTTCCAGTATTCCGCAAAGTGATTGAAGTCATAATATGCAGTACCAGACAATATTATCTGGTTGGACTTATCTCCAGCACCTTTATCTTCTTTTTTAGATACTGGTATGCCGAGTTCTGCGGCCTTTTTCTCTCGTGCTTTTTGTTTTACTTTTTCTATTGGTGAAGAGGCAACCGCAGCAAAACCGGCAACAACGTTTTCAAAAATATCTCTGGGTATAGATGCAAATTCGTCCGCTATGATATCATTAGCACGCTGGCCTCTAATTTTACTACCATCACCAAGAGGAAGACATGTCACGGTACTTTGTCCTATATGCATAACACATCTGTCCACGTCTCTTCGCGGGCCACTATTGTTGGCACAAAGATCCCTAAGTACTGGAGCGTTTTTCCAAATTGTATCCATGTACTCAAACAAAACCTTTGATTGCCTAAAGGCAGCACCAACGATAATTATTTTTCGTCTAGGCATAAACAAGGCACGTAGCAAAGGATAGACAGAGAGTATAAAAGACTTACCCATACCACGACTTCCTATGAGCATTGGAAACTTTCTGTTCCACATCTCATATAGAAGCAGGGCCTGAAATGGGGAGAGTTCTATATTTAAGACATGTTTACAGACAAACGAGAAATACTCCGGACGCATCATTAACCAAGATAGTCTTTTTATCAATGCGTCATTATCTGAATCCTGCATAACAAAGTCCATTGGGTTAAACAGACTGGATTCATCTACATTTATACCAAGCCAAGCATCGTCTAAATTAAAATCTTTATTCATATTTTAGTGGATCTAGAAAATACCGAGTCAGCCAAGCCATAATAGACTGCGTCTTCAGCATTTAAATACCAATCTCCGTCCTTCATCTTTCTTTTAATATAACTCTTAACTTTTGATAGAGAGTCGCGTCTGTCTTTGAAATAAGTACCATTTTTAACACACCTGTCCGCATATATATCGACCATAACCTGCATGTTAACCTTGTCTATTGCTGCAAAGTTATGGGAACTCAGATAGTCTCCCGATAGGTCCGTAGAACCGTAGTGACACATGAATAAACAATTAGGCATCAAAACCCTTTTGTCTGAGGCTTGAAGTATTATGCTACTCATTGACTCGGCCTGAGCATACGATATTATAGTTGTGGGACATTTACAGGCTTTTATAATATCATATATCGCCATGCCCGAGTACCATTCTCCGCCAATACTGTGCATATGTATGAGTATGGGCTCGTTACTCTGTAGCTCTAGCAAACGCATGTTCTTCAAGAAGTTTATAGACATTCTGTAGTCTACGCCCGGATTTTCATCCGACTCTTTGTTATGTAGAAAGATTTCTCTGTTCTTTACATCTAGTCCATAGCTATGAATATCACTAATCCGGTCATCATACTTATTCATTTTTACCCCCATAGTTAGAAGGCCGATTCGTTGACATTTGATGCGTTATCCTTGTTCTCTGTATGAAACAGCTCATTAAGCCTTTTGAATATGCTGTTGCACACTAAGAACGAGTTTTTCTTGTCTCCACAAAATATTATTTTAGTGTCGTACCATATTTGAAATTCCATCAGACATTTTAATAAGTACTTTCCTGTAACACGAACTTTTGATCTAGCCTTATGGGGGACTCTAGATCCCTCTGGATATTTTAAAACATCATCCATATCGAACTCGCAAATAAGAAAAGAAAACTGAAAGTCTTTCATTCTTTCCATTTCCTCTTGAAACGGCTTCTTCTTTCTTCCCAAGTTCATTGCTATCTCAGAAGCGGAGGCCTTTCTCTCTACGCACACTACGTCCTCAAATCCCTTTAAGGTGTAGTCGCCGGTATGCAGCGTCCCAACCTCCATTCCGTCACATTTGTCATATGGAGAGAAAAACCATCCGTCCTGCTCTCGTGTGTCTTTTATTACTGTGTAATTATTCATTACAGATCAGTACTCTCGTCCTCTTCTTCTACAGGCTCAACGTCTACCAGCTCTACCTCGGCTTCTATTTTTGGCTCAGGTTTTGGCTCAGGTTTTGGTGCTGGAGCCGGTGCCACTTTTTTAGTGCTAACAACGATAATCTCATTACGGTCATAATCCGTAGACAAGTCAAAGCCTAGCTCTAGTCTTCTTGTATATACGGCAGCAATAGCCTCTTGTTCGTCTCCGGTGTTTCCTGCGAAAGGAAAAGTAAGTCTTTGTCCCGGTTTAATACTCTCAACCGCAGCCACTACGTCTTCCTTTAGCTTGTCAGATGCACTTTTTCCGACTGGCTTGGGGGCCGAATCAAAATTAGAGAACCTGCTATCACTAGAGTCGTCTTTATCTTTTTTGAAAAAATTCATTTCTTGTTTCTCCTTACCTTTTCTGAGAAGTATGTTATATAATGTGATTCTTTTCCTGTTACTTCTTTGTGGCACTTATTACAGAGTGTTATGCCGTTGTCTACATCGTAACGCAAAGTGCTCGCAGAACTCCATTTCATTATGTGGTGTACATTAAGACGTACCCGCTTGCCCTTTATATTACACATTTGACAGGTAAAGTTATCCCTTTTTAGTACAGCAGATCTAAACCGCTTGTATACTGGATCGCTGTAATCTCGCCTTTTTGACATCGTATTCCACCATTCTAGTTGCTAAATCTTTAAATGAAACCTTTCTGACCCATCCAAGCTTGTCTTCTGCCTTAGCGGGAATACCAAGCAGGTAGTCAACCTCCGCAGCACGATAGAATTTGGGGTCTATAACCACATGATCATCCCAGTCGCTTATACCTATGTGACCAAAAGCTATATCCAGAAATTCCCTAACGCTATATGTCTCTCCTGTGGCCACCACGTAGTCGTCAGGCT